TGCAATACTTGTTTCAGTTTCTGCACCGACAGAATCCCACCGCTTCAAAACAATCTTGTCGTTTTGAACTTCGACCGTTGCCCTTAAGTCTGTTGCTGTTGAAGCGTCAACTGAGATGGCATTTTTTCTTTCCCATCCCAACCTCCGAATCGCTGTGACAGGAAAGTTTGGAAGTGAAAGAGTCCCTGAGCCAGAGCCACCGATAAACTGCTTGTATGTTGCAGATACAAAAGTACGCTGGCAGAATTCTTCAATTCTATTTGTTGCAGCGTCGAGCAATTCTGTCAACATTCGGTCATCATCCGAGGTTGTCAGTCTCAAGTATCTCTTGAGTGCTTGCAAACTTGTAATGGATGTCGAACTTGTTGCCATTTGTGTTCCTCAAGTTGTCTGAACTTCGGGGAGATGAGCAATGCCCACCTCCCCGTCCGTTCAATCATTCACTGTCTTAGGCACTTGTTGCCAATGCCACGAATGCAGAACCATCGTGAACCTGAATGTCATATCGTGATGTAGCACGAATATTGATTTGGTCTTCAGCAAAGTTCACATGCTCACTTGTAGCAATTTCAATTCCTTGACGGTCAGCAAATACAACGCCATCCACCCAGTTTCCAAAGTAGACAGTATCAATGTCAGTTGCTGTTGCAGTTGGGCATTGGTCACTGAAATTGATTGGATAGCCAAGTAATTGTGCGCCTGATGAGCCAACCCCAAGGGAATCAATAGTGTTGCCACCTGCTGCCGCAATAACTCTCAACACAACTTGTGCAAAGAATTGTCGACTCATTATCCAAGACGCACCTGTGTGATATTCGTCACCAAGCGTGCCGACTGTTGAAACGAGGTTAGCCAAAGTCAACGCACCCCAATTGTCACCTGCACCTGTCACGAATGAGTGTGCTTTGTTTTTCAATCCAGTAACAGAACCAAAACTTGAACTTCCGTCGCCCTGAATGAACTCTGTGTCCTCGCGGATTCCAAGTGCCCTTCCCATATAATCTGACAAAGTATCAGCGAGTGAGAATAATGCATCATCGCCAAGTTCAGCAGACCACTTCATCAAGCAAGCACGCTTGATTGCTGTGCAACCCACGTTGCCCCATACAGCAGAAGATTCAGTGATGGCTGTTGCCTCACCTGGATAGTACACGGTTGAGCCACTTGTGAGAGAAGGTATATTCAAAGTGTCAGCAGTCATTGGGTATGTTCGTGCAACCTTCCTACAAGTTCCGTATTCTTGACGAACATCTAAGATTGCTGCTTCAAGCGGGTCAGGAACCAAGAACCCGCCAGCACTGTTTGTGCCTTCACTTTGTGCTTTCAAACCCGATGGGGCATTGTTGTCCCACCACTTGATTGCATTTGGTTGCCTGAGCAATTTTGCACCAAGCCATTGACCAGCAAGAAATTGGTCTTGGCCTGTATTGAATTGTTTTGCTTTTTTCATGTTAGAACCTACAGTGACATCACTTGTGCGTGGAAGTGCTGACTTTTGAGTTTTACGAATTGCATCACGAACGCCACGACGTATCGCTGCCTGAGTTGCTCCTTGAAGTTCCATTGCTTCTGCGATAGCAGGAGCATCAACGCTTGAAACCACTTCGGTTGCAATCATTTCTTCTGCTGCTGGTTCGTCTGCTTCTGGATAGCCTGAATGAAGTGAAAGTGTTGCTGGGTCATCTGCTGCAAATACAGCAGCCAAGTCCAACTCGTTGCCGTCTGCACCAAAGAGAACTGAATCTCCAAGCCATGCCATGACTGCTTCAACTGTACCTTCACCTTCAAATGGCTCTTCTACTTCAAGTTGCTTGCATTGTTTCACACTCAAGGTGCGAATTTGTTTGAGAACTTGTTGTTTGTTCATTGTATATTTTCCAAAAAAATTTGAATTGTTTACGAATTGCCCTGCTTCTGAAATTGCATCCGACTCGCTATTGCCTCGGCACGCTTCATTCGTTGCGACAAACTTACCATCAATATACCAATCCGAGTCAATAGACGCGGCCTTGCATACGTTCGATTTCCAATAGTGTCAATTTTGCTGTGTCAATATCCCTCAACCGTAATGCTCCAGACGATTTCAATTGGATGCTGCCACCGATTTTTTCTGATTCTGATTTGAGCCGAAAAGCCTTCACTGCTCTGCTGTCGATGGTTCCATCTTGCTTGATGAACCCCCTGCTTGCAGCAACAACGAGCGCATCTTCATTCATGGGCAACGGGGCAAACGAGTATTCCAGCAATCGAGATTTGCTGACAACACGTTGCAAGTCATTTCCTGTTGATTTGAAACGCTGCTTGTCTTTTTGCGTTGGCTCTCTTGTTTCAAGATAGGAAAAACCGATTGAAACTCCACGACACAATCCAGCAGCAACAAGAGACAGAATTGCATCGGGACGCCATTCGCCTTGATGTCCTTCTGGACGTTCTGGGAATCTTGTTGAAGCAACCACGCCTTTTTCATTGACTTCGAGCCAATCACAAATGGCAACGGGGTCATCATAATTATGATTCCAGAAAACCGTTCCTGTGGATTTGAAGCGATTAGTTTGAATTCCTGATGGAAGAACCACCTCGCCTTCCTCATCAACCGTGTCGGTGGAAATGTATGCAACACAAGTCCGAGCAGGAATGTCAGCATTCAAGTTCGCTGTGTAGTCTTTCAAATCAATTCTGTCATGTTCGTTGTTCATAATTCATACCTTGTTTTCAAATCTTCATCATTTAATACCTCGACCATTGTACATCGGCAATTCGGATGCAATGGTGGAGTCTGCAATGCACCGCCTACTCCACCAATGGGACTCCAAGGAATCACATCACCAACTTTGGCGTGAGGCGTACCCGCACCTGCAAAAGCCTCATTGATTGGAATTGGATTTGGTTGCAATCTTCCCATTGCACTGCATGATTCACAAGCACCAGCAGCGACAACCCATTGCTTTCCTGCGACCACGCCAGATTGGTTCCACGCATCAAGTCTGCCAATTTCATTGATGAGTGCAACTTCTGTTCTTGCAATCATTTCTGCTCTTGCTTCAATTGGGATTCTTCCTGTTTCTGGTTCTGCTTCCAACAATGAACGGATGTCATCTGCAATTTCATCTGTCGATGCTCCATGCCTCATGCCTAAAGCAACCTTGTCAGCAATTTCTTTTCCTGTACCAAAAATAAGTGTTTCAACCAATTGACTTTTGTATTTTTCAAGAGTGCTTGCAATAATGGGGTCGAGTCGATTGAATTGTAAGTCAACTCCGAGCCTGTCCAATTCTCTTTGACCAGATGTGAGCATGACATCATCAACAAATTGATTTGTGGCCTCTCTGATTTTTTGTTCTGCGTCTACACTCGTTATGAACTCACCCATTCCCCCAGCCATGTTGAGGTGGCGTTCAATCTCTTTTCCAAACAACCTGACTAAATCATCACGGAAATCGCCCATCGGTGATGAAAACAATTCAAGCGTTGTTTCCCATTCATTGTTTCCACTGTCAATCGGCGCACGTTTTTGACTTATTAGAGAACGCGATTCATCCCACATTTCTTTTGTTGAATCATGTTTTTTTTTACAGTCGCAGTCGTTGCTTTTTTCTTCGACCTTTGTTTTGTTGTCGTAGCAATAGGAATATGCAATTGCTGCTGCTTGTTCTTGTGAATATCCTTCTTCAATCAACTTGGGGATTTTTGCGTCCATGCAATCTTGACCCTTGGACACCTTGGTTGTTTCCAATTCTTCAACACGCTTTTGAAGTTGTTGAAGTTCAGCAATCAGTTCTGTATTTTTGTCATCTGACTTTTCTTTGTCGGGTGACTCTTTGCTGAATTGACCAAACATTGGTTGAGGATTTCTTGCTTGTTCGATTGCAATATCAATTGGAACTGAGCCAGCAGGAACAAACAATTCATCTCCACCTTCAGAGATTGGTTCAAGACCGCGTTCTGCTCTGACTTCATTTCTTGTTCTGATTCCTGCGTTGATGTCGCTTGCATCAATTGTTGCTTGCTGTGAACGGTCAGCAGAAACAGGGTCATCGTAGGCAAGGAACAAAGTATCTGCAAACATTCCAAACATGGGCAGCAATTGACGATTCAAGAATGATTCGTCGAGTGTCAAGTATGGGACGATGGTATCTCGGAGCCAGCCCAAATTTCCCTCGCGGGCATTAGCGAGGTTCGGGTCATTCGCTTTCAATTTTGTGACAGGAACCCCAGCAATTGCAGCGATGACTTCAATCTTACGCTTCTCACCAGAATCAAACGCCAAATCTTGCGGTGAAAATGACATCGGCTTCCCGTCCGTTCCACCTTCAAAAATGAATGGGCGGCTTCTATTATTTTTTCCACCGAGTTGTCTTTCAACTTGTTGCATCAATCGCTGGTACTGTCCGTCTGTCAAATGCTCTTTGACCATGATTGCCCAATCGGGTCGTGCCTGATTATCGAGAACATTCTGCTCATATTTGTCCATCGAGTTGAGCAAATCAACGGCATCAAGTGCAGCAACCACCCAGCCCATCCCATAGAACGGGTTACTTGGATTTGGCTGTTTCTCATGCAAGACTTCATCTTTTCTGAGGTCAACCGCATTTGGTTGTTTGCCATAGACGTAGGATTCCACCAAGTCCATTTTGCCATCTGGAACAATTGTCACCATGTCGCTTTGCATATTCCACAACTCAATCGGAACTCCAATGGTTTCAGAAACAATCGGGTGCAGAAATGCGTTTCCTGTCAACTGAAGATTCAACATTCTCTGAATCGTCAACGTGTAGCCGTCCATCTCAGGGGAAGGATTATCAAGTAATTCAAGAACAGGGTGTTCGTGAACTTCGACAACATCACAACCAGCCATCATTTTTCTCTGAACAAAGATTGATGGCTTGGCTTCCATCTCGCCACGCAAATACGCTGCTTTTTGAGAGCTCACCTTTTTTGTATTCACAATTGACTTCATACCATTTCTAGGCTGCATGGAATACAACTTGATTGGCTGGCTTGCAACTCCACGAGCATTTATCATCGCAGCAGCATAGACCCAACCATGAAACCGCTGCATCAACGCCGTATATCCGCGTGTTCGTTGAACGCCCATGCTGAATTTTTCCCAGGCGGGAACGCTTGCCCCCATGTAGGCCTCTCTGTCAGTTGCCTTCGTGGTTGCGTTTTTTTCGTTCTTGCCCTTCATGAACTTTTCAAGCATTTTCAAATCTCCGTCCACAACCGTTCATTGTTGAGTGGGTCTATTTTGTGTGCGTCATCACTAGTACCCCCAATAACCCGTATTGATGGGGTGGTCCGCAAGCCGTCTATTTCTACTACAGCATACCTCAGTGCATCAAGTGCGTGGTCGTGTTCCTTCTTTGGCTGGTCTTTCATTGTACCATCTCTATTTGCTGCCCATTCATATGAACCAAACTCCCTTATTAAGTTTGAGCACCTTCGATGAATAACCATTCTTTGTTTTTTACTTTTATCAAAAGACAATCTTCTTGCTACTGCTTGTATTCCCGTAAACACTGTATTATTTGCGTGTATGGCATCTAGGCCTACATTTCTCATAGATGCCCGAAGTCCTGCGGCAGATGGGTCTACAACAAAACAGTCAATTTCTGGATGTTCTTGTTTCCACCTTGAAGCAGTTTCAACTACTTCCTGTTCTAATTTTTGGCGTTCATACCATTCGTCAATTATATACAAACGCTGGTCTTGAATACCGATAAGCAAAAGTACAGCAGGATTATTGTATCCCATGTCCATTCCAACAATTACTCGGTCAAATGAATCTGGAACATCATCAACAATAAACTTTGACTCATCCCATTGGTCATATACTAGACCGTCTGCACCCACCCATAATCCTTCCACGTATCTCTTGCGTGCAACTCCTGTCATAGTTTCTAGGTCAACAAGATAATCTTCAGGCAAAAACCAATTATCTCTGCTAGTTGTTGTTATTGCTTCACAGTTCACAGAACACTTATAGCCACCCCCCAACCCAAATCGCTTTGCAAGAAAGTGTTGCGGAGTAGATGGATTGCAAGCACCATATAATTGATTCCTGAGATTTGGAAGTGATAATCTTATGCGGCCACGTAACATCGTCCAATCTCTTTCATAGAGCTCAACGGCCTCGTCAACAGCACAGCCTGAAAGATTCATAGATGCAATGCGTGTAGCATCGTCAAGACCAAATAACATTATTGAACCACCGCCAAATATCTTTATTTCACCATCCATTTTTCTGTAATCATATGTACCTTCTGGCAATACTGGCGGCAATAATCCGTCTGCCTCAAGTAACGTCTTGAGTGTAGACCTTCTAAGTGATGAAAATGTTTTCCTACATAATCCCTCTCTTGAGCCAAATACGGATGCACGCATAACGGCAAGTAGGCAAATTGCTCTAGTCTTACCAGCACCAAAAGCACCTGAATATAGAACTTCACGAGCATCTGAGCGTAGGAACTTGAGTTGTTGAGGTAACACTTCAAGTCGCTGTACATTATCTTGTAGGTTCTGTTTCATCCTTATTTGCTGATTGTACTGCCTCATCAAGAATAAATGTTAACGAGCCACCCTCTGCATCCGCAAACCTGTTTGGAACTTTCCCGTCAACTCGGTTGATTATCTCTTGCCAAAATCTGAAGTCACCCTTCAATGCTCTATCAACTGCTGACTTTACTAATGCGTCACATAATTTTTCGCCTGTAACATCGTCTTCAATCAGTTTTCTTAAATGGTCTTGTAGTGACCTCCCCTTCGGCCTACCATTCCTGTTGACATTTTCAGGATGATGAGCAAATGAGAACCTATTGCCAGAAGCAAATTTTCCATTCTCATTAAAATCACTCATTATTATTTTCCTCCAAGGTGTATTTCATCCAAGAACTCTACATCAATGCTGACATCTGCGCCTTCAAGCAATTCAGCAGAAACAAACAAATGAGAATCACCACTTTCGACTTCTTGCCAGCATAAATGAAACCCGACAATTGGAATCTCCAATCCCAATAGCCAATCGACAAAACGAGAATGGATTGTCAAGAGTGTGCAGTCATATCCACCGTCAATTTGTTCTTGTGAGATGTCGCAAGTCAAGCGTAGGTGCATCTGAACCCCAATTCTTGCAAGGCCTCGTTGCCTAATATCACAATGATTCTTGACCACAAAAGCATTATGAAGTGAAAACCTCAACCGTGTCAATTTCAAAAATGACAAAATAGACGCTGCCGGATGTTGGCGTGAACTTGAACTCTAGGCGATAGGTTGCATCACCCGCATCAAAGATTGAAGCGATGACCGCGTATCTGAAATTGTAGCCTGTTGCGTCCTTCGACCAACGAGCGTCTGTTTGGTAGGAATCGAACACTACGTCTGTTACCGTCAATGAAGCGGTGTATGTTGGCGTGGTGCTGGTGTTCTTGAATGCGTTGAGAACTATTGTAGATGTTGTCGCTTGCGTAATTGCAGCAGCGTCATCTCCAAGAATCCTTGACATGCAGGTGACACCCGTGTCTTCATAAATTGTTGCTAATGTTGGCGTGTTGCTCATGGGTTGACCTCACTTGCTACATCTCCAGAATTGAATGACTCGGATGCAGCGTCTCCACTATTGTACGTTTCCGATGCAACATCAGAGAAAACAATTGGAGCCACTGCCATAATTTTTGATGAGAATTGAGCAAGTGTGGAATTGATGAAACCGTAGTTTGCAGGTGAGGTTTTTCTGCCGTCAAAATCAACTGTCTTTTCAGTATCTTCGACACCATCATATTTCGTGATGTATAGGGTTGGAATTATATCTGACCCGTCATTTGATGCCGCACACGCGGAGGTGTCTGGAACAGTATTCGGCGAGGTAGCCCCTGCAACTTGAATTCGACTGTAGCCTGGTCTGTTGGTTGCAGCAGCATCAAATCCAGAATACCCAATTGCAACAATATCACCGCTTGAATCTGGAGTCAAATTGTTTGTTGCCAACTGAACAAATGCGGTCGATGTAGTCTGAGAGTCGGCTGTGTAGTTTGTGGCAAAATTTTCAAAAGCGTTCATCCTCAATCCGAACACTGTTGATTCTGCATGAGCGTTTCTTACTCCAGAAGTTGAGTCATCTCTGGCTTGAATCTTCCATGTTGCCACCCCTGTTCCAGCAACACCTATCGCTCTTGCGATTGAAAAACCAAGTGTTTCAGTCAAATCCTCGCCTTCAAATGAACCAAGTGTTGTGATGTCAACTCCCGACTCGTTGTACAGCCATCTCATCTCCGTGTTATATGAAACCGAATTCATGTCAAATGAAGCCCAGCCAAATACAAGCCATGTGTCACTTGCAGTCAGATTCCCTGTACTTGAAAAAGAAGCAAAGTCCACAAAAGAATTTGTGAGGGTTGTTGGGGTTCGGTCGCTTGCGTAGAACCAATCATTTACAGAAAGATTGCTGATGTCAAAAATCAACATCGACAAAAATTCAGTAGATGCCGTATAGGAACCATCTTGAACTCTTTGTTCAAATGCCAAACCGCCACCATCAGAGCCAGCAGTGAATTTTCCAACATAAGAATATGATTGACCTTCAAGGGATGCATTCTGCTCCCGTATTAGTGTTGAATTACTGATGACCGAATCGCTGTTTGTTCTATCAACCAGCCTCCACTCAAACAGTTGTGCTGCGTCGTCACCTTTGCACAATGCTTGGCATATAACATAATATGTTTTGCCGGATTCCAGAGCGTCAGACTCAACAACCTCAACAAATGATGTTGAATTTGTTGATGCTGTTGAAGATACTGTCGCTTGGATTATTCCTAGTGATGCCATAACTATTTCTTGATGACCAAGCCTTTGAGCCAATCGACAAAGCCAAGACGGTCAGCAAGAATGCCGATAACGATTCCAACACAAATTGCAAACGCTGAGTCAAATATCCCTTGAATGAATTCCATGTCAATCTCCTTGTTTGAGTTTCTTGTAGGCTGCATCATATGCAGGGTCGGACGAACGCTTGCTGGCTATCACTTCGCGGATAGTCATATCGTCCTTTTTGTCTGCAATCTTCAAATCCATTTCCGCATCTCGCCTACTTCTACGCGGAATGAAAAACGTCACGGAATAGAGCAAACGCCGAATCAGAGTTCCGATTCCTGTTTGCCAAAGTATGAATGTTGTTGCAATCAAAATCAATGCAATCGACACTCGCTCCATCAATATCATCCAACCTGGGGATTTGTCTTCAACTCGCGGGAGTGCTTGCCGGATTTCCGACACCGAGTTTTGGATTTTCCTTTGTTCGATGATTCCGTGTTCTGCTTGTTCGTCTACTTCTTCAACTTCTGAAATGTCTGCAATGGTGACAAACCGCTCTTCGCTGGATTGAGACAACTTGTCAATCGTCTGACTCTGGGTTCCTATCTCTTGAACTGCACTGCATCCAGCAGAGGGCAATACAAAAAGCATCATGGCCGCAAGAACAGATACCCAAAAAAGGAAGGCCGTGAGTTGAATTGAGAGTTTCAATTTCTTCATTTCTTGTTTTTGCAACACTTCGCTTTTTCTAATGATGCAAGCCTCCGCTCGAATTCATCAAGTTTTCTCGTGAGTTCATTCTTCACGGATGCTGCTCTCCAAGTGAGTGCGGTTGTCACTACGATTCCACCAAGAAACAGTGAGAGAGGCAGAAGTGTTGATTCGCTAATCATCCCGCCTGGAGTTGTTGCTGCAAGCCCAACGCTGGCAATTCCAACTCCTGTGCTGGTGCAGATGAATTGCGATACAGATTCAATTGTCATATTTACCATTAGCACATTCTACTTAGTCACTGCAACCATCAATTTTCAACTCCATACCAAAGTTATCTATGCCCTGCTCAATTTTGAGGCCTGATTTTTTCTTGAGCTTATTACCCTTGAATGGTTTGTAGTTGACATAATGATGCCAACGTCCGAACCGCCAAGCAACCCTTGCGACATCTGGGTGCATATCTTCTAACATCTTGGATTTTGGCATCGTGCCTTCACTATCATAAAACTCTTTTGAATTTCCACCCCCAACTGTTTGTGTAGTTACCTTAAATTGTAAAAACGCGTTGAACTGAACAGTACACATTCCGTCTTTCAATATTCTGAGTGATAAGTCAGTATCTTCATTATATCTTCCACGCCATCGGTACGGTATATCGTTGCGAATTAGGTTGCAACTATAGATGCGTGTATTCAAAATCATAGGCCGCATCTTTGTTTTTCGAGATGCAAACATAAAATAGTTTGGACCAGCCATGCCCACATTCGTATATCGTCCGCAAAAATCTTCCATACACCTAAAGATAGTGCCGTCACTAACAGGTACTTTCAAGTTTTTGTTTAGTCGATAAAACCCGTTGATATTGTCATCCATTACCCAATGCCAATCGTATCCATTGCTTTTTGAATGCTCCCAAACAAAGTTGCGTGCTGCACCTGGTCCAATTGATTTTGTTCTGCCTAAGTCATCGCATACTTCATAATCTTCTTGGTATTTTTTGTCTAGTACAACGATTTTCTTTTTGTCGATAACATCAGAATACTCTTTGTACTCTTGTTCTTCAACAACAATATTATAAGGCGTGTTCATTTTCTCAAGTGCCTTGCTTGTAAGTCGAGAATCTGCCCTGCCTTTTGAAACAATGTAAAGTGGGTGTTGTGGATTCATTTTTGTCTTTCACTATCGTAATCAGGACAATGACATATGTGAGGCCTTTGTTTGAATCGCATCCATACACGGCTTGCTTTCAAGGCTGGCCTGCCTTTTTTCTCGACAATACTGAACAGGCTTTTTCCATCCTCGTCTTTCCATCTTGCCTGCAATCCTTTTAGCAAACTGAAGTATCTTTCATAATGCCCTGACGAATTATTACCACCTTCATTCGTACTTGCAGGAGGTGTATCAAATAATAATCTATTGAATACCACCGAGCAATAACCAAGCGACAGGACTTGCATACTATAGTCGGTATCTTCAATTACACCTTCGCACCAAGTTGCATTAGTTTGATTATTGAATAATCCACAGCCACATATTTGTTTGTTAAACTCAACCTCATTATTAGCAGACCAAGCAAAGAGAGAATGTTTTGCACCAGCCATTCCAATATTTACATATTCCTCAATGTAATGCTCTATTGGGAATAGGACGTCAATAGCATCGCACCTAGTATTTTTTTTGTTGACACGCTTCATAAAGGTTTTCATGTCATCGTCAATCTGCCAATGAAACTTATCACCCAAAGATACTGAATGCCTTTTACAGAAGTTGCGAGCGTATGCAATTCCTTTGTCGTCCTTGTCCATTACAAGTACTTGCTCTTTTTCAAACTTCTCAAGGTAGGAGTCTTTGTCCTGCGGTTCAACTACTATGAAAAAATCAATATTGCTTTTACTTAATAGGCTTGGCGTGTTACAAGTTGATGCTCTGCCCTTGGAAGGAATATAGACCTTGTACTTCAATAAGCTCATTTCTTATTTTCTACATCTGTGTATTTTTTGTCTGCAAATCTTTCGATGATTATTTCTGGTAACCAAATGTACTTTGCTTTTTTAGGCAAAGACAACTCCAACTTTTTCTCGAAGTTTTTAATTGCATCTTCATCATGAAAGTGAACAGTGATAGACCTGTACGCGGTCTTGTCCTCTTGGTCAAACTCAGGCATCCCACTCCATTCTTCCATTATATCTGTTGACTCAAACGCAACTCCTAATTCATCTAAGTCAACAAGATTGAAACCTGTAACAACCGCATCAATAGTTTCATCTATTTGAAGCGTGTTCATTATTTCAAGCAACTTTTGTTCATCCCATATAGCCAACTCTCCTGCTCGATTATCGGCTATGGCATAAGCAATTAAGTCAACGCCAGTCAATTCAGTTTGTACAACATCTATTTTCTTCCAGCCCAACTGCTCGGCCGCAACAATAGTACCGTTACCTGCTACCACTTCATTGTCTTTGTTTATGACGATTGGTTTTTGCTGGCCAAACTTTTCAAGCGAGGCCTTAATAGCCTGTATATTTTTCTCGTTATGAATCCTGACATTATCAGGGTCTGGCGTGAGCGTTTCAATCTTTACTGTCTTTATGTCCATCTTGGTTGTCCTTAATCTTTTGGAGCTCAACAATTACTTTGCCGCCTTTTACGATTTCTTGGCGTGTTACGATTATTTTGTCCACTGCTTCATCGTCTGGGAATACTACTGCAAAAGCAAGAGCGTCGAGTAGTGGCTTGATTCTATTATCAATATCATACTTCCTGCGATTGGGGGCATACAATTTTATATCAATTGAAATTCTGTCTGAAGGTAAAAATGGCAAGCAGTCAAATCTTGTTTCATTATTATTTTGGATGGTTGAAACCTCACGTGCTACCTCCTCCTTGTAGACTCTCGCACGATTAGAAAGTATGACGCGGCATAACTTTCCCATCCTCACTGTTCGATAATAGGTGTTGGCCGTGGGTGGGAAGGGTAATTCAAGTATCACCATGTGTAGAGCATAACAAAAAACCCCACCAGCACTGTGTACTGATGGGGCTTTGAAGTTGCTGGTGGAAAGGAACACCAGCATCAGGGGGCAGAGATATTATTATGGCTGGTATATTTCATTTAAAGGTTCTTTGCTTCTCTTTTTTCTTCCAGATGTTGAAGCCATAGTCTGCTCATTTAACGGCTTGAGAATTGATATCACTACCATAATACAAGATGCTACCAAATCTTCAGCACGCTTTTCATCCGCACTCAAAAACAATTCTTCCAGATGCTCTGAGATGCCTGTCCCAGCATCAAGCATTACCCTGTCAGACATTCGGCTCATCGTATCGCAAGCATCAACTACAAGCAACCTCATACGGTCTGATTCTCTCATATATTTTCACGCTGTTCCATCGCTATTGCCTAGCCTGAAGTGTAGCATCAAAACCAAGACTAAGTAACATTTTCACTTTCTCCATATAATTTGATGTATACCATTGCTCTCAATGTTGGCTTCCATTCTCTTGGATTAGCAGACGTTGGTTTGGTAATCAGGTGTCCAAATTCTTTGAGAACTTCAACCGTTGCAGCCCTGAGCTCATCAATAGAAGTGTTCTCAAGTCGCTTGATTACCTCCTCCTTTGCTTTTTGATGTTCTTCCCATTCTGCATCTGGGTCAATTTTATTTTTATCAAGTGTAACTTCTCTCAACTTTTTTAGTCTTTTTTCAATTTCTAATATGAACCATTTGATAGTAGGTATTTGGGATGTATATTGCTGACGTACAAATCGTGATACGTCTTCAACCATATCGCT